CATCTATTGCTGCTGTGGTTGCAACTTTATTATCTGCTGTAACCCAAGTCTCACCTGACTGTATTTCTTCAGCACTTGCCAAGTTATAGAATCTTGCATCCGCTTCAGCCTCTGTGTAATATCTATTGTCTAATTGTCCTGCATTTAGTTCTGTCTCTGTAAAATATCTATTATCAAGTTGACCATTATTTAATTCAGTTTCCGTAAAATATCTTGTATCTAACTGACCAGCATTTAGCTCAGTTTCTGTAAAATATCTATTATCTAATTCACCATTATTTAATTCTGTTTCTGTAAAGTATCTGTTGTCTAATTGACCAGCGTCTAATTCTGTTTCTGTATAGTATCTACCATCTAAAGTACCTGTAGCAATATCTTCATTTACTATTGTGCCATTTACTATATTGGTACTAGATACACTTATGTCAGAAGGTAAAGCTCCTGATCCTAATTTTGTAAGGCCAACAGAATCATTTAATAATTTACTGCCGTTTATATTTGCAGCAGAATTTATATCAGTATCAAGTATTGTTCCATTTAATATTTTATCCGATGTAACTGCACCCGTATTTATAGTTGCTGTTTGCGTACCATTACCTGCAATTGCTACTGTAAAATCACCTCTATTACCAGCTTGTAATACAGCGTCTGCACCTTGAGGACCAGTACTAGTTACTGTAATAATATTGGCATTATTATCTAAATTAGATACGTTGTAAGTTGTCATGATGCTGTATAACCTTCTGACATATATATTATACCCTCAAGAAAATATTCTCTATCACCGTTTGCATGAATTTTCATTACATCATAATTATAAATAGCATCTGTCATATTAGCTGTTTGAGTGTGTGAAAGCTTCCAACTTACATCTCCTCCTGTTGCATCTGTAATAGTAGTAGTTACATCTGCTACTTTATTAGTTCTAGATTCATCCCATATCTGAGATAATATAGTTTTTCCTGTTAAATTTACATTTGCATTATTACTATCTTTTAAGTTAATTCCAAAAGCATATCCTGCTCTTCTTTGCACAGTAAAATTTAATTTACCGGGGCCTTTCATTTAAATAAAATTAAAAATAGTTAACTTAAGTATAGATTAATAATTACAAAAAACAAACTAAACAGTAAATTCAATCGCAACAAAATAAGCGTTTTTAATACGGCCAGTATTAGATGTTCTGGTGACATTCATATTATATGTTCTATTACCGCTAGAACTATTAATATCAAATGCTGTGCCTTCTATTTTTTCGTAACTTGACTCATTATTTCTATTTGCTATGTCACCACCTATAAGATTAGTTCCAGTGCCAGTAATGGTTGTGATTACACCGTGATTATTACTACCATTACTATGTTGATGTTCAAAACCATAAAATAGTAAGACTCTTGAAGTAGAAAGACAGTTAATTGTAAGTGTTAACTTTGTTAATGTTTGACTAGAAGAAGTTACTTCTGACTCACCAGTTGATGTAACTTCTTTCATTGATCTTACTGCTTGTGCAATTCCTGTTAAAGCAGAACCATCACCACTAAATGCAGTTGCACTTACAGTACCATCAACAGTAACTCCAGTAGCAGATGTAGCTAGTTTTGGTGTTGAACCTCCATCATGATATAGCTTTACACTTCCACCTCTAGTTGCAACAATCATATTTTCATGATTAGAGTCTCCACCAGAGCAACCTCTTATTCTTAAGTCATTGCCATCACCTAAGCCAGCATCTATGAATCTATGATCATTTGCAGCCTGATTTGGACTAGCATCAAACAAACCAATTTCACCTGTAACTATAAGGCTTCCATTAATTTCAGTATTACCATTTGATTGTACAGTTAACCTATCAGTACCATCAGTTTCAGATCTAACACGAAATTTTCCACTACTTCCTCTTAAAGAAAAAGTATCAAGACCGCTAGCATTGTCAATATCAGTAAAACTTATTCTTGGATTAGTACTTGAAACATTTAAAATACCACTTACAGTTACTCCATTTTCGTCTGTTTCTATCTTTTTATTACCATTATGAAATAATTCAGTAGTACCATTTGCATCTGCTCTTATAAACTTTTCAAACGTACCACCGCTATTAAAATGTCTGAATTCAACATATTTACTATTATCAATAGTTTCAAAATCTACAAATTTATTATTGTTACCATTAAAATCTAGTTCTCCTGTAGTTCCTATACTTCCGAATATATTTACTCCACCACTAGTTGTTTCAAATTTTTTGACACTATTATCAAAATATAATTCTACCCCTCCATTTCCAATAACTTTAATATTAGTTTCCCATCCACCTGACGCAAAGTTTTGTAAGAACAGAGCTTCGTTATCTGTAGCAATCCATCTGTACTTATCGTTATTATTATCCCCCTCATCTGCATGAAATATTAAAGCACTTGCACCACCTTCTCCACCTTTTATTGTTATGCTTCCTTCGCCTGAGTTGGTAGATGTAACAATACCATCGGCTGTAGTTGTAAAAGCTAAATTACCAGCATGATAAAGTTCAACTTGTCCATCTACAACAGCACGAACCATGTGTGCAAAAGTTCCACCTTTTGCTAATTGAATCTCAGCCCCCGTACTTTGTATGGCTAGATTACCTGCTCCACCTTCATAAATATAACTGTTACTTCCATCATGAAAAATTTGTAAATCATCATCTGTACCGAGTAAAAGTTTTGCATTATCAACTAAATCAATATTACTTGCAGAAAGAGAACCAGTAACATCAACTCCAAATTGTCCTGTGGCTAATTTAGGAAGGTTATCATGATATAATTCTACTGCTCCATTTTGAAAACATTTGACGGCTGACTCAGTATTGTTAACTCGAAGCTCAATAGTTCCATCTACAGAATTTATTATTAAAGAACCAGTACCATTATCTGTTATGTAACTTGTAGATCCATTATGATAAAGTTGCAAATCATCATCTGTTCCAAGTCTTAATTTATTACTGTCATTAAATTTACCTCCAGACGAATCAACTTTAAATTTTTCATTACCCCCTGATTTAAATATTATTTGAGCCGAAGAAGTTTCTAAATATTGTTGTGTCCCATCCGCATTGCCAATATTTACTGCTGAACTTTGTATTAATAAAGACCCTGCACCTGTTTCTGAAATAATCGTATTATTATTAGTATTCTCATGATATATTTGAAGATCTTGACTATCTCCTAAACGTATTCTTTCGTTATCGCCTAAGTTTAATTGAGTTATCTCTAAATTTGCATTTAAGTTGTAATTACTAGTTAAATCTTCAAAAGCACTGCCGTTATATTTTCTCCATCTATTGAGAGTTGTATCAAATTTTATTGCATTTGCTGGAATATTTGAAGGACTACCTACTGATAACTGTTGTAAGGCAGCATTTACATTAGATATAATTTCACCAGGAAAGTCTGCATAATCACTGCCAACAGTAGGTTTTGAAAAATCAGCCATTTATACTTTTTCCTCTATAATACTATGTTCCACGACATTGCCAAGTAAAATCACCACCAACTGGATTTCCGTTCACATCAAATAAAAATACTTTAAAACTAGTGGGATTTGGTGCGTCAACAAAATCGACAACTGCAATTATCTTTCGCCCTGCACTTGAGCCATCTTGATTTATGCCATTACCATTGGGCGTAACATTAATACCTTGAACATCTACAAAATTTACATTAAAATTTTGTTGTTTTCCAGTGCCATTACTATCAGCATAAGTAGCAGTATCTTTACCTGTATCATTTTTTATTTTTGTATCTAATTTAAAATTAAGTTTTGTAATTTTTTTAAGAGAACCAGCAGTTGATACAGCAGTTGTTGTATATTTTACTCTTTGTAATCCCACACCAAACCTGCTAACACCACTTCCAGATGTAGTTACACCAGTGTCAAAAGAACCTCCAGAACCACCACTTGCTATTTGTAATTTAGATGTTAAGTTAACAGCACCTAGTGTGCCTTGCGATAAGTCAGTGGCTTGAACTGTAATCTTTGTTGAAGCTAAAGCCGTTCCATAATCAAAAACTTCTTCATAACTACTAGTACCAGAAGTGGGTGCTGGTTCGAGAAATTTAGTGAAATTAGCATTTGTAAGTGCAGTAATATTTGCAAACTGTGGACTTGCATTAGATCCTGTACCAATAAAATGTTCTGCCCATGTTTGTGTTCCCTCTCCATTACTGTTAGTTAAAACTGGCATATAGAGAACATTTTTATTTAATGCAACATCAAAAACTTTAAGACAATTAGTAAATGCTACAGAATCTACTTCTTGTGGTGAGGTAAGCCCCGTTCCAGATGTATTAAATACAGAATCATAATTAGCATTTAGAACAAAATCAGGTGGTTGTGCTACTTGTAATAAAGTCGTTAATGGTAAAAGACTAGAATTACCAGCAACATCATATGCTTTTATTAAATAAGTATATAAATTTGGAGCAGTTTCAAAAACTACACTAAATCTTGAGTCAGTTATAGAATCGTTGTTACCTCCTAATCCAGTTGATGTTGACCAATTTGTATTGTTTCCAGTATGTTTTCTTATTTCATAATGGTCAATTTTTAACTGATTATTTGCATTAACGGGTGGCTGACCCCATCTAAGTAATACGTTATTATCTATCACTTCACTTATACCTTCAGATGGAACTGTAGAAGGTCTATTAATTTCTACCTCTATTGTTAAAGCACTTCCAAGATTGTTTAATAAATCTCTTGCTTGAATATAATAATATCTTTTTATTGATGTATCAGTACTATTATCAGGAATACTCCAACTAACTTCTTCTTTAAATGTTAAAGCATCTGTAAAAAGTTCTAATGTCTCTGCATCACTTAAATTTATACCTCCAAAAGTAGAAGATGGACTTCTAATAATTCTAAAATCTTTTAAATCTAGATTGTTTGTTAAAGTGATTTGTGGTGCTATCCAAGAAACAGTAACAAATCCTAAACCACCATTAGATCCTAAAGCATAGCCATCGTCTGTTTTTGTTGGTGCATCGAGATTTGTTCTTGTTGAAGAAAATGTAGTTTCATTTCCTTTAAACATCTCTTCATCTGTAGAATTTGTAGCATTATGATAAGCAGCACTAAAAGCAGCAATCTTAAAATCTTTTTGATTATAATCTGCCCTTATCTTAAAGTTTGTAGTGTCTACTTGTTCTAATAAATCACCGTTACTATTAAAAATTCCATAATTTAATGTTGGTAAAGATCCATTAACAGGTTCCCAAGATAATATTACAAAATCAAGTTCAAATTTTTGTGAAACTGATGGAGCAGCAGCAAGATTAATAGTTATGTTTTCGTTTGCTCTATTTGTACTGGCTACGCCTTTAACAGGGTTAGATGGATCAAGATATACAGCAGCTACATGATAAGTTGCAACTCTGTTAAGAAAATTTGTTGAATTTACAGCTAATTTAAATTCAGTTCCGTTTATCTGTTCAATTTCATCTACAAAATTTTCATTTCTATAAATTCTGTAAGCAATAACAGGTGGTTGTAAATTACCAGCACTTGTAGGTTCTTTCCAAGTTAATATAACAGAATCAGTTGTAAAGCTATGAGTTAAATCTCTTGGTGCGTTGGGGATAGGTGACGAAACATTTTCGGTATGACTTGTACCTTCATTACCTGCAATATCAACAGGAGTAATTACAAAATCTCTTCCACCTGAAACACCAGCAAATGTTATAGGAGTTGAAAATTGTGTCGTATCAACAAAAATAGTTTCTGAAGCAAATTGAATTTTATAATTTTTAATTTTATATGTACTTGTTTGCGGAGCGTTCCATGTAAGTTTTAAAATCCCATTTTCTGCTGATTTAACAACATTCTGTATAGCAGATGGATTATTTATAGTTACTGTTGTTGATGCTGCATTTGTAGAAAAATTACCTGATGTGTCATAAGCTTTCACCATAAAGGTTGACGTGGTTTTTACAGATTCAACTGGTAAAAATAAATTTGTTGCTTGTACCCTTATACCAGAACTAGCTGCACCTGTTTCTGGATGCGTACCATCTGCAAAATCAGTTCCTTTTCTTATCTCATAACCTGCTAAATCTAAATCAGCAAAACCATTAGATTGTAAAGGTGTTACAGGAATCCAGTTAAGACCAACACCATCATTAGGATCTATTGTTGCTGAAAGGCTTGCAACATCACTGGGCGGTGCAGATTTTCCAACAACTGTATGTGATGTAGTAACAGGAACAGTAGAAGTTAAACCAGCAGCATTAATACTTTGTACTTCAAAAACATATACTCCTCCAGATTCAACATTTCTTAATTCAAATTCATTTCTTCTGACAAAGACATTAATAGGATTATCTTGTGATGGATTTGTAGTGATAAAGTTAGAATCAGCAGATGTATTAGCACCTTGGGTGTAAACAACTTTATATCGAACAGCACCATTAACAGCAGGCCATGTAACTCTAAGTTGTACTCTAATATTTCCATTGTTGGTAGCAAAAGTATTTGCGTTTGGAACGTGCTTATAAAGCGATTCTCTTACTGTTAAAGCAGAGGGTGAATCTACTTTTTCATCAAGATTAGTTATATCTCTAGCTACAACATTAGTACCACCTTCAATGGTGTTATATAAAGTGCTGTTATAACTTAAAGCTGTTACTGCATATTGTAAATTTTCAGATTGTTCTACTGATATTATTCTCCATGTCGTAGGCATCACCGTTGTCTTTTCATATAACCAAACACTGTTTACATTAGGTGCAGTGGCTGTGTTTCCTATAGCAAAATTAAAACTTACACTGATAACTGAACCCGAAATTCCTGTTACTGGCCTTTTTGAAACTTGACCATCGGGCATAACAACAGATAATTCATCACCTGACGTAAAACTAATACCAGATATACTATCAACTGTTATTGATGATGTAGTTGCTGCCGTAATACGACCTGCAAGCCTTGTACCACTTCTTACTGGATCTGATATGGAAATTATCATTCCCGGTCTTATCATCACACCTGCATCACTTGTAGTGGTAAATGTGCAAGTTTCTGTTAAAAAGTTTTCTGTATAATATATAAATCTTGCAAGACGAGAAGCTTGACCTCCTGATGTACAACCAAAAGCATCTACTTGTTTTTTATTAAGGCCATAAGCTTTTACAAAGGGATCAAATGTTGGACTAGAAGGATCAATATCAGAAGCTAACGGATGTTGTTCGTAATCTATTTTTTGAGTAATGTTATTAAAAAACCTTACTACTACACAATTTGATCTTGTTTTTATATCAGAACCCTCATAACTAAAACCTTCTTGAGTTACATTGCTTCTATTAAATAAATAAGTAGGATCTGCTGGTCTATCCTGTGTTAGTTTTATTTTTCCTTCACTAAAATAAATTGCACCTCTAAATACAGAAGCAACTTTATTTAATAACTTAAAAGCATCTTCTTGTTTATTTATTACACCATTAAAACTAAATCTAGGTTCTGTATTTGATGAACCTGTGGTGACTGTAACATTCCCACTTGTCGTTTGGGAATTATCTGCTTCAATAGTTATTACCGTTTTGTTTTGCTTTACAGACGTTATTCTTACAGGTGTTGATATATCCTCAGCGTTTCCAGACGTAAAATCACAAGTAATTAAATCTTCAGTTTGAAACTTACTATCTACAGGAAAAGTAATAGTTATTGTTGTGCCAACTTGACTATATTCACCAGTTTGACTTGCTGGTTTATCCCTTCTATCGCTTACAAGAGTATTAGAATATTTTGATGCTTCGACAAAAGAATAAAGATCAATATTAGCTGCAACACCTGATGAAAAATCAACTTGTTCTGATGGTGTTAAAATTTGATCTCCAAAACCATACCTTCTTGAAGTTAAAATATCGTATAAAACAAAAACAGGACACGCACAAAATTGTGCAGCTTGCATTGTTCCATTAAAAATATAATTACTTGGATAATCTATTCTTCCAGTTTTAATATCAACTGTTGGCGTACCAGAATTATTTGCACCTGCTCCCGGAATTCTTATCTTAATACCTTTTATCTTGTACGTTCTTCTAGGGACTGAACTGAAATTTTCTGCATCTAATTGTAGCCCAACTAAAGCACTATTTAAATAATGCCTTTCATCATCAATTACTTTAACAATAGAAGTAAACCTGACATTATGAGCCTGTTGAATAATATTTGAATCAGTATGGTCGCCATGAATTTTTGTTACTTTAATTTGTAAAGTTCTTACAGCAGTACTACTAGTAGGAGGAATGTCTATAGTGTGTTGTTGTTGAAATGGATCATTAGTTCTTCCTTTTACAATGACACTCATTCCGGCTGGAGTGGCAAAAGCACCTCCATCTACATTGGAAATAGACCTTGAAATTTCATAATGTGTAGCTAATCCTCTTACGTCACCATTATTGTACGCAGCAAATAAAGCTGGAATAGTTATAATTACAACGACCTGTGAAACCCTTGCAGTAGCAGTGTCAGTAAACGTAAGAGTTTTAAACTCATCTTTATTAACTAAGTCATCATCTGGAAATGCAGAAACAACACTGCGTATATCCGAAAAGCCATTAATAACAGGTTGATCTGCTTCAGTTCCCTTACCAACTCTTGTATCAATTCTTAAATCATTTACTGCAAAATTGTAATCAGCATCTGTTGGAGAAGTACTTGCTGCTGGTTTTAATAAGGGTGTTCTATTAAAAAATATATCTTTCTGTCCAATAGTGTTGTAATTAGTTGTTCCCTCAACATGACCATCTTCTAAAGGCGTAGCGAATCCTGAGATTTCTCCTTCTGATATTACTTCTAGTATTCTTGCTGTAGCTTTACTATTTAAATTATCTTCTGCGTTCTGTGGTTCTCTACCACCACCTTTTTTACCAGCACCATAAATTAAATCATCCATTATGCTTCTACCTCACCTATTTCAAGCGATGTATTAATTACTATTGAACCACATATTGCTGTTCCATAAACTAAAGGAACTGCAACACCGGGAAGACTGACATTTAAAGGAGAACTAAAAGCAGAAGATTCTGGTGTTTGTTCTGCTTCAGGAGTCGGAACAGGTGGAGCGAGGAGTTCTGCAACACCACCTAAAACCATAGATGCACCAATAAGACCAAGAGCATAAGAGCCATATGCACCAGCAGCATATAAACCAGTTGAACCAATTAAACCACCACCACCTGTAAAACCAAGACCAGTACCACCAGCAAATAAGCCAGCACCTAAAGGAGTAAAAGATAGTCCTATTAAAGCAGCACCTGCTAAGATTCTTCCAAATTTACCACTACCCTCTACGACTGGTATAAAACTTATACTGGCATGACCAATAGGATGTAAAAGTTCTTCTTCCCCTACATCATCTTCATCAAGCAAAACATGATAATTATTTTGCACTATTTCAGCTTCTAATTTAGGCCAATTACAAATCAAAAAACTTACAGCTTCTCTTACATTATTAACAACAGCTTCTACTTCTTTTAACCCTGTATGTTCTCTTAGATGACCATAAAGTTTTATTTTACGCAACATATCTTATTCTCCTACCAGTGCATTTTTGTAACCATTCACCATATGGTTCTCGACCTGATAATCTTCCCTGTATATGGTGCAATACCTGTCCATCAATAAATACAGCAATATGATTAAGGCCATTACCATAAATATTAAGTAATAAACAATCATTTGTCTGTAGCTGTTCATCATATTTTAACTCACGAAAACCTGTAGCCTCAAAACAATCTTCAAACATTGGATTATCTAAAAAATCATCTTCGTTGGCAGGTCTTACCCAATCTCTCATAACAATACCTTGTTCTTTAAAATAATCTCTTACTAAACTCCAACAATCATAAACCCCAAAAACATAAGGTCTACCAATCAAACTATTTTTATAACCAACTGGTTTATAAATCTGCCATTCTTTAGTATGTGGATTAACTATGTAAGATTGTAATCCAAGTTTTTCCGCTGAATATTTATCAGCATCAGATGGTGTTGCGTCACAGTTTGTATGGCTATGAAATATTGCCACGATGTCTCCCTTATCTTCTGTTTTAGCCCATGTTTGTGGATCAATAGTAAATTGATTTATTTTGTCACTGGCTATATTTATAGATGGTGCATATTTTTCTCTACCTTTAAACATATAAACAAGACCACAAGCTTCATTTGGTGCTTCACTTATTGCGTGTTCTAATGCTTTATCCTGCCAAATCATTGAAATAACTGACCGATCGCTGGAAATTCATTTGGAAGCACCTGACGTTTTGGCCCTTTTACACCTGCCATATCCATTTGCATAGCACACTCAAACTGTACTATTTCTTGATTTTCAACTACTTTTCTTGCAATCATAAAAACTCTATCAGGAAATTTTTGTGTAGCGTCTGCTGTGGAATTAGTTGAATCAAAGTTTTCATTATCAAGAAATTTTTTTAAAGTTGTTATGTAAACTAAAGTACTACCTATAAGATCATTACCAACAGTAACTTTGTTAACTTCCATTAGCATTGATGAGATAGTACCCGATGGCCTAGCAGAACCACCTTCTGCAATAGTAAAATTACTGGCAAGACTTGGACTTAAATTGCTTATTGTTAAACGTGGTCTTGGTAACGCTCCTTTTGATGACATATCAAAACCTTCAGCTTGTACGGGAAAAGGCTCGTATACTTTACCTGCAAAGTGAAGAGAGGCATCTTGTAATGATGATGTAGTTTTTAGATTTGTACCAGCATGAAATCTTTTTACAGGTCTTTTTGCAGTCCAAGTAACATTATTATCAGTGACTGTGTTGCCAGCAGTTGTTGGAAATGTAGGTTCTGAAGTACCGCTATAAGCATTTCCAGTTACGGCTGTACATTCAAATACCATGCCCTGTGGTGGAAAACTATTATCTAAAACTAAACTTGTAGAACTTACAGTATCACCAGCCGTATAAGCTTTATTTGCTTCCCAATCTGCATAATGTAATCTTTGATCTAAATGTACTTCAAACAACTCAATAATCTCTGAGGGATTAGGTTTTTGTAGTTCTGTAAC